AGAGGCTGCCTAAGAGCTACTTCAAGGACCGCCAAGCCATCGGTGGTGAGTCTCTCAAGGAAGACGAAGAGAAGGAGCCCGGTGCCATCTCAAGCAGTAAAACGGCGGAAGACGTTATCCAGCAGAAGAGAGAAGAGATTGTGCTGGGGGACAAGGGCGAAGCCGGTGCAGGTACCGTCAAAGTCCCAAAAGGCACGGCTAAACAACAACGTAAATACGTCGCAGCCGTGCGTCGTCGGCAAGGTGATCCACTTCAAGAAAAGCTCGACGCGCAAAAGGCCGAACTCAAGAAGAGCTTTAGCTTCGGAACTCCCCGAGAGATTAACGAGTACGTGTACAAAAGGCCAGGATCCGTGGAAGAGGGTGAGTCAGAAGACGCGCCGAAGAGTGAGCCACTTATGGGAGATCCGAGCGAAGCCCCTACGACAGAATCGCCTGAAGATGCGGGTAGTAGAACCGGCAAAGAAATGGCCGAGGACTACTTGAAGTACCAAGGTGACGGTCCTGACGAGTTCGCTGGTTTGGGGGCAGACGGTAAGCCTGTGTATGCACGCAGACCCAC